TTCGCCGTTAATGATATCGCTTGGCACAACGGCGGCATCTGGCAAGCCGTGCGCAACGGCATCGGCGACCCGAGCCGCGACCCGGCCGGCTGGAAATGCCTGGTTCCCGGAATCTCGGCGATCGAAACGCGCGAGGACTTCGCCACGCGCGAGCTGATTTTCGGCTTTCGCATGAGCGATGGCACCTTGCACGAAAGCCGCTCGCGCATGCCGGCCGGATTCTTGCCCGCCGACTATGCGGCGCGCGGCTGGGGAGTCATCGCGGGCGACATCGTTCGCGACGGCGATTTCGACCGCCAGGCGCTGCGCGACAACCCGAGCGAGCCCGCCGACTGGACGCTGCGCGAAGTGCGCGGCCGGCGCGGGCGCGACGGCAAAAGCGTGACCGGCGAACCCGGGCGCCCCGGGCCCGGCCTGATCGGGCTCACGCTCGCGCGCGACGCGCAGACCGCCCGGCTCGTCATCGTGCCGACCTATGCCGACCCCGCCGTCAAAGCCGAGCCCGTCGCCGTCGACCTCTTGACCGAGGAACCCGAGGCGACGCGCCATATCATTCGCACCTTTTGCGGCGCCTGGCGCGGCGGCAAGAGCTATGGGCGCGGCGATGTCGTGCGCCACAACGGCGCGCTGATGCTCTCGCTTCGCCCCGACAACGACCAGGCGCCCGCCGACGGCGCGCCGAGCTGGGAAAGGATGGTCTAGCGCCATGCCGCTCGACGTCGCCACGCTCAAAGCCCGGCTCGGGATCGACCCCGCCGACACGTCGCAAGACGTCGCCATCGCCGCCGTTGCCGCCGACGCGCAAGCGTTGTGTGAGGACTATTGCGACCGGCAATTCGACCTAGCGCCCGATAGCGAAACCTTCCGCCATCACGACACGACGATGCTATTGCGCCGCTGGCCCGTCGACCTCACGACGCCGCCCGTCGTCACCGATTGGAGCGGCGTCGACGTCTCGGCGTTCTGGAGCGTCGACGCCGCGCTCGGCGCGCTTTTCCCGGCCTATGGCTGGTATGGCGGCCCCTGGTATTACGGCCGCACCTGGGTCGACTGCTATCAACACGGGCCGCTAACCGTCGCCTATACGGGCGGGTTTGATCCCTGGCCGCGCGGCCTGACCTGGGCGGTGACGATCGCGTTCGACGTCTTGTGGAGCGAAACCCCGGGCGGCATGCTCGAACCCGGGCCGCCCGGGCAAAGCGGCAATATCAAGAAATACTCGGTTGTCGGCGCCTATTCGGTCGAAACCGCCGACGCGGGCGTCGGCGAAATCGGCGCCAATGTCGGCACGGGCTGGGGGGCTTTGCCCGCCGCCGTGACGACCGCGCTCGACACGTACCGGCGCGAAAGCCGGATCGGCGCGGGCTGATGGCGCGGCTACCCTTTCCCAACTCGGCGCAAATGCGCGCCGACGGCCTCGCCTCTTATGGCGGCATCGACGTCGCGGGCGAACCCGTGATGATTTGGCAAGCGAGCCCCGCCGGCTTTGTCAAATTCGGGCCCGTCAATGCGATGGTTTCCGCCTATCGCGTCGCCGAACTCGTGCCCGGCGGCCCGATCGAACTCGGCGATTTGCGCTGCCTGATCTATTGGCCGACCTATGCCGCGCTCGGCATCGGCCGGCGGCTCGAACGCGCCGACCGCATCGAATGGCGCGGCCGGCAATATGCGATCATGCAATTTGACGACGCGACGCATTCGGCGGCCGCCGCGATTTTCGCCGCCTTGATCCAGCTTAGGGGTTAGCGGCAATGGCGCGCGTCACCCAAACCACGCTCGAACGCACAATTCCGATTAACGACATCGCCGACCTGACCGACGCCGTCACATGGTTTCACGCGCTGTTGCCCGACACCGCCGAAGCCGAATTGGCGAGCGAGCAAAGCCAGGGCAACTTGCTGGACCCCGTGACCACGGTTGACGGCCGCAAAAGCGACGACCTCGACGCGGTCAAGCTGTTTGGCAATATCACGTACAACGAAGCCGTCGGCCCGATCGACGAGGCGATTGCCGCCGCTTGGGCCTATGTCAAAAGCCGCAGCCCGCGCCGAACCGGACACTACGCGCTTTCGCTGCAATGGTTTGCCAACGGGCAACACGTCGCCGAACCGCCGAGCGCGGCGCGCATTGGCCTGCGCGGCAATGCCGAGCTGATGGACCTCGCGCCCTACGCGTCGATGGTTGAAATCATGGTGCCCAATTCGGTGATTTACGGCGCCTATACCTTGCTCCGGCGACGCTTCGGCAAGTCGCTGTCGATCGGCTTTCGCTATTCGCACGCCGACAAATTCGGCGGCTTCATGGTCGCGCCCGGCTTGCCGCAGCCAAAGCGGCCCTATGCAATTCCCGTGCTCTCGATCGGCAACCCGGTTTCGACGGTCAAGCCCGGCGTCGCCCGCTCGACGCCCGGCTATAGCTTGCGCCGCAAGCGCGGCGTCGTGCGCAAATACTTGCGCGCAAAGGGGCTCGTATGAGCGCGCCCGGCTTTCGCTCGGCGCTGCTCGCGCGCCTTAATGCCAACTGGACGGCGACGCCGATTTTCGACCTGTCCGATTACGTCGCTTTTAGCGACATTCCGCAGGGCGACGCCGACGCGCTCTTGCTCGTGCAATTCATCGGCGGGCCGATCAACGCGGCGACGATCGGCGGCCCGGGCAATATCGATTGGCGCGAGCAAGGAATCGCGATTTTGCACCTGGCGATGCCGGCTGGCGAAAGCTCGGCGCGCGCGCTCGATTATGGCGCGCAGTTATGGGAGCTGTTGATCGGCCAACGGCTCGGCGATTTCACGATCGATAGCATGGAAAACTTTTCGGACTTCGCGGGCGCGGCGATCAAGCTCGACGGCCGCTGGCACGGCTGGTCGGCGAATTTGGGTTATACCTCAAACGTTTGCGCCTAGGCGCTGGGGAGTAAAAGCGATGTCAAGTGCCAATGCCGTTGAACTCGTGCTGTTGCCCGAAACGACCTACGGGCAAACCCCGCCGCTCGATACCGCGCAAGCCGCGCTCGTGCGCTTCACGACCGAAAACCTTTCGGGCACGCCGACGACGACGACCAGCACGGAAAACCGCCTCGACCGCATGAGCGGCGGCGAGATTGTCACGGGGCTGACCGTCGGCGGCGCGATCAATGGCGAGCTGTCACCCGACCCCGTCTATCACCGGCTTTTGCAAATGGGCATGATGGACGCGACGCCATCGCTCGCGACCACGCCGCTCGATCTTGCCGGCGGTTCCTATACCAAGGACGTCACCGACCCGCAGCTCGCGACGCTCGACATTCCGGCCGGCGACTTGAACGCCGACTTTGCCGTCGGCGATATGCTCTGGCTCGACGGCCTCGCCGATGCCGCGAGCAATGGCGCCGCGCAAATCATCAGCATCGACCCCGGGGGCCTGTCCGCGCAAATCACGTCACGCCGCGATGCGGCGACCGACGCCGCGCTTGTGGCGCCCGCGACCGCGATGCGCCCCGAATTTGTCGAAATCGGCGTCGACACATTGTCGGCGACGCTGTCGAAAGCCTATACCGACGTTTTGCACCTGGCGACGAGCGACGCGCATTCGCAGCGCTATTCGGGCACGATTTGCAACGGCTTCGTGATCGGCCTGACTTACGGGCAAATCGTCACCTGCACCTATAACTTGCTTGCCAACGGCTATTTGCAAGAGGCGCCGAGCCTCGGGCAACAAATCGAAGCGGCCGGCGGCACCGTCGCCGACGCGGGGACGGCGAACGTGCTCAACGCGTCGATCGATATGGGGCTCGTCACGGTCGACGGCGCGCCGACCGCCTATTGCATCGAAAGCCTGAAAATCACGCTCGACAACGGCAACACCCCGCAAAACTGCCTCGGGAGCGCGGCGCCGACGCGCTACAATCCCGGCACCGCGCACATTACGCTGGAAGCGACGATCTACCTCGCCGACGCCGCCTATGACGCGTTCATGCCGGGCAAATTGAAAGCCGACGCCGTCGGCATGCTGTTCGCCGTGTCGAACGATGCCGGCGGCTATGCTTTCGAACTGACCGCCGCGCAGCTCGCCTTTCCCGATCCCGCCGTGACCGGGCAAAACGTGCCCGTGATGATTACCGCCTCGGGCACGGGCAAAGTCGGGCCGAACGGCGCCTCGGCGCTGCGCGTCTATTATTGGTGAAAGGAAACCCCCGATGGGCCTCGATCATTACCGCTTGCCCGCCTCGGTTCGCGAGGGCGTCGAACTCGAATTGCCCGAGGCGCCGGGCGAGAAATTCCGCGTGCGCCTGCCGAGCCGCTACAACCGCGAATTTCAGACCGCGCAGCAACGCGCGGTCGCGATGACGTTCGGCGACGATTTCAAGCCCGACTTGTCGCGCGTCGATTTTTTCGCTTGGCAGGAAGCCCGGCATTCGGCCTTTCTCGATCATTGCGTTTTGGAAATGCCGCCGGGCATGACCAAGGAAATTCTTAGCGGCGACTATCGCCCGGCGCTCGACGCCTTGTTCGAACTGGCAAGCGAGCTGGCCGAAGCCGAGGACGACGAGGCGGCGGCGACGACAAAAAAAAATCGAAAGCCTTCTCGGCTGGCAAGCTGACTGGAGCGGGCGAGAACAGTCCTATGATTTCCTTGCGCGCTCGGGCCGCCTTCGCGACGAACACCGCCGGCCGGCGACGCTCGGCGCCGACTGGCTCGCGCAAATGTTTTTCGAACTGTCGACGTGCCGCGCCTTTGGCATGGGCGGCGTCGGCCCGATCCCGGCCACCGCGATTTGGGCCTATGTCGACCGCTATCGCCTGCCCGATTGGACTTGCGACGCGATCTTTTCGCTTGATGCCGCCTGGCTCGCGCGCCGCGTCGCCGCGCCGGCTGCTTAGGGGGCCTGCCCGTGCCTAGCGCCAACGAACGCCGCATCGTTGAACTTGTGCTCAAAGCCGTCGGCGATACCGAAGTGCAGCGCATGACCGCCGAGCTGCAAAAAATGCGCGGCGCGGCCGAGGAAAGCGCGTCGTCGCTCAAATCGCTCGAAGCGATGGGCGAAAAGGTCGGCGAGACCTTCAAGGATTTGGGCAAGGAACTTCTCGCCGGCTTTGGCGCCGAGCAAATTGTCGAGAAGATCAAGGGCGCCGTCGAATCCATGGAGCAATTGGCGCTGTCGGCACAAAAGGTCGGCGTCTCGGCCAAGGATTTGCAAGAACTCAACGTCGCCGCCAACCTCACGGGCACCAATGCCGAGGGCTTGAACAAGGCGCTCGTGATCCTGTCCAAGAACATGGCCGACCTTTCGGGCAAGGCGGGCCCGGCGACCAAGTATTTGCGCGACCTCGGCATCGAAGCCGGCACCCCGGTTTCGGAAGCCTTCGCCAAGCTGTCCGAGCAATTCGAAAAAATGCCCGACGGCGCGCAAAAGACCGCGCTCGCCGTGCAGGAATTTGGCAAAGCCGGCGCGCAATTGATTCCGATGCTCAACGAAGCCGGGCCGCTGCTCGCCGAAATTGCCAAGCAATTCGACGAACTCGGGATTGCGCTCACCGACCAGGACGTCAAAGCGGCGAAGGATTTCGCCGATGAAATGAAGCTGATGAGCGCGGCGATTGCCGGCGTGACCGAAAAAATCGTCGCCGGCATGGCGCCCGCTTTGACCGCGATCGCGGCGAGCCTGATCGATAGCGCCAAGGCGGGCACCGACTTTCACAAGGTCGGCGAAGCGATCGGCGATACCCTGATCGACATTGCCAAATATGCGGCCGGCGCCGTCGCCGCGCTCGAAAACCTGCGCGCTTCGCTCAACGACATAATCCTTGCGGTCAACGAAGCCGAAAAGGGCTTTGCCGCGAGCCTGCGATTCCAGCCCGAGCAAGCCGAAAGCTACTATCAGGCGGCGTCCAGTTACGCCGAAGCCGCGTCAACCCGGTTCAACGCAACCGCCGACGTCGCGACGGCGGCCTCGAACCGCGTCGTCGCCGCCTATGCCAAGGCGAAAGCGGCGGCCGGCGAGGGCTTGCGCACGGGCGGCACCGAGGGCGATGTCGACCTGTCGACGCTGGGCAAGACGGCCAAGGCGAAAGCGGTCAAAACCCCGGTTGATAACACCTATCGCGACTTTTTGAAGCAATTGACCGAGGCGTTGAAGCTCTATGAAAACGCGACCGAGGATTCGCTCAAGGTCACGATCAACCAGATCGACGCCTGGAACAAGGCGGCCGACACCTTGAACAACGCCGCCGACCCGCTTCGGCAATACTTGGCGGACTCGGCCAAATTGGTGGAGCTGAAAAAGAATAGCAATCTGACCGATGCCGCCTTCGCGCTCGAAATGAAAAATCTCAATCAGCGCTACGATGACCAGACCCAAAAGCTTTACGAAAATTCCGACGCCTACAAAGCCAATCAGCTTGCCATCCAGCAACACGCCGACGCGCTGCAAAAGCTCAAGGATACCTGGGGTTTTGTCGCCGACGCCGCCGCCGAGGCGACGCAATCGATTATCGCCAACACCGAGAGCTTGGGGACGGCCGTGCGCCGCATGGTCGCGACGATCATTTCGCAACTGGCAAAGCTCGCGCTCGAAAAATTCGCCTCGCAATTGCTGTCGGGCCTGTTCAAAACGGGGCCGAGCCAAGTCAATTTCGGCGCGCTTTCCGACGCCGCCGCGAATGTCAAGATTCCCGGTTTCGCGGCCGGCGGCGTGATCGGCGCGCCGACGATGTTCGCGGCTGGCGGCGGCATCGGCATTGCGGGCGAGGCGGGCCCAGAAATGATCGCGCCCTTGCGCCGCGATAGCTCGGGCAACATGGGCGTCGGCGCGGTCGCGCCGCATGTCGTCGTCAACAATTACGCGGGCGCCGACGTCGGCGTGACGCAAACCCCGCAGGGCGTGCAAATCGACGTGATGCGCCGGCAAATCGCCGATGACATCCGGCGCGGCGGCAACCCGGTTTCGGCGGCGCTGGAAGGCACCTATCGCGTCGGCCGCTATGCGGGGGCCTTTGCATGACGATCAGCCCCGAATTGCAACGGCTCTATGCGAGCGCGCCCGATGGCGAAGTGATCTTGGAAACGCTCGAATTGCGCCACCCGCTGTTCGCGCAAACGCATTTCCTGACGAACGCCGCGCTGCCGTTCTCGGCCTATCTCGAAACCGGCCAAGCCGTCGCGTTCGCAACCCTGCCGTTCTCGGCCAAGCTGCCGGGCGCCAACTCGGGCGGGCAACAGGACTTGGCGCTCGTGATCGACAACGTCGACCGCGAAATCATTGACGAACTCGAACGCGCGGCCGGCGACCCGACGCAGCGCATTAGCGTCGTTTATCGCACCTATCCGAGCGGCGACCTGTCGGCGCCCGGCGCCGATCCGATTGCGCTCTCGATTTCCGACATTTCCGCCAACGCGAGCCGCGTCGAAGCGACCGCGAGCCGCACCGACGTCTTGAATCGGCCGTTTCCAAGCGTGCTCTATGACACCGTCCGCTTTCCCGGATTGGACCGATGAGGGCGCCGCGCGCCATGACCGGCGACGAATTTGTCAACGCCTGGATTGGCGCGCCGTTCGCCTGGGATGGGCGCACGACGGCCGGCGTCGACTGTTGGGGGCTCGTTTGGCGCTTCCACGCCGATTGCTTAGCCCAAGAATTGCCCGACTGGATCAAGGGCGCCCGCAATCGCGGCTGGCTGCTCACGACCTTTGCCGCCGAGCGCGAAAGCCATTGGCAAGTGCTCGCCGAGCCCGAGCCCGGCTGCATTGTCTTGGCGATGCCCGCCGGCCGCCCCGCGCACGTCGGCATTTTCTGGCGCGGCGGCGTCTTGCATGCGGCCGAGGGCCCCGGCGTCGTTTGGCAACCGCTCGCGCATTTTGCCTTGGTCTATGCGTCGCATGAATTCGGGCGCTATGACCCCGACGCCCGGGCGGCGGCATGATGAAGCGCGCACGCCCCCCCAAGCATGACCTGGGCCCCGATCCCGAGCCCCAGCCCGTAACGATCGCGATTCTCCGCAACCCGCTAGACCAAGCGAGCCGCGTCGTGCGCGAAACCAAGCCCGGCGATCGCTTCATCAAATGGCTGACGCTCCACTATCCCAAGGGCTTCGGCGGCGGGATTTCGCTCGCGCGCAACGGCCGCGAAGTCGAAGTGGCCGACGCCGATTTCATCACCGAGCCCGGCGACGTGATTACGATTATCGTCCACCCGGGGGCGCACGTCGTTTTGGGCGAGCTGATCTTGCAAGCGATCATCGGCGCGGCGATCGGCGCGGCGACGAGCCTGATTTTCAATCTGATTTTCGGCAAGCCGCGCTCGCCCGCCTCGCTCGCCTTGCCCGCGCCCGATCCGATCTATTCGGTTGCCGGCGCGCAGAATGCCGCGCGGCTCGGCGAGCCGATCCCAGCGCTTTACGGCCGAATGCTGACAACCCCCGACTATGCGTCGCAGCCCTATACCTATTTTGACGGCAACAATCAGTATTTGGCGCAAGTGCTGCTGATCGGCTGGGGCGACTATCAGCTCAACGACGTGCGCGTCGGCGACACCCCGGTTTCGGCGCTCGAAAGCGACGCCTTCGCCTATTGGCAATTCGGCCCGGCCGACCACGCGCAGACGATGGGCCGCATCGAAGCGGCGACGGGCATCATGGAAAACGTCGTTTCTTCGGCCGAAGTCGCCAATCAGGAATTCAGCTCGGGCCCGACGGCGAACGCGCAGACGTTCACGCAGGGCGGCACCGGCATCAAGTTCAAGGCGCCAAACCAAATCACCGGCTTGCCGCAACAAACGCCCGCGCAATTCGATTGGGTGCAAGTCACGGGATCGACCAAAAACGACCGGACTTATACGGTCGCCGGCTTTTCGGGGGGCGCCGCGAATTACACGCTCACCGTGCAAGAAATGAGCGTGCAAACCGAGGACACGAGCGCGGTCGGCATCACGCTGGTTTTTTACACGTCGAGCGAAACGCCGCATTCGGCGGGCCCGTTCATCACCGCGCAGCCCGGCACGATCGGCAACCGCATCATGTGCGATTTCGTGTTTCCGCAAGGGCTCTATGACGTCAACCAATCGACGGGCGCGATTTCGAACATGAGCGCGAGTCTCGAAATCCACTATCAAGCGGTTGACGATGCCGGCAACCCGACCGGCGCCTATGCGGTCGCGCCGTTCTCAATCCAACGCCAAACGACGACCCCCGTGCGCGTGACCTTCGCGGTCGACGTGCCGCCCGGGCGCTATCGCGTCCAAGTCGTGCAGACCTCGCCGCCGCCGCCGTCCAGCCGGGCGCAAGCCAATTTCGTATGGTCGGCGCTCAAATTCCGGCTCGTGAACGCGACCGCGCCGATTTACGGGGAAACGACTTTGCTCGCCGTGCGTGTGCGCGCAACCAACGGCATCGCCAGCCAAGCCAGCTCGCGGATTACCGCCGACGTCACGCGCAAATTGCCGCGCTTCGGCTCGGGCCCCGCCTATCCGTCGCGCAGCCCGGCCGACGCGTTTGTCGATATCTACGCGAACACGCTTTACGGCGCCCGCCGGCCGCTCACCGAAATCGACCTCGCCGAGCTGCAACGGCTCACGGCCCATTGGAACGGGCAAGCCTTTTTCGACGGCGGGTTCGCGCAGAAGTCGACGATTTGGGAAGCGCTCAACATCGTTTCGCAAACCGCCGGCTGTGCGCCTTTGCCCCTGGGCCAGTTAATGAGCATCGCGCAAGACGGCGTCAAAGCGCTGCGCACGCAGCTCTTTTCCGACGCCAACATGACAAAAGGCACGCTCGCCATCGGCTATTCGTTCGACAAGCCCGGCGATCACGACGGCGTGCGCGTCGAATATCGCGACCCCTCGACATGGAATGCGCTTTACGCTTTATGGCCGCCGTCCGCGCTTGATCCCGATCCCGTGCAACTGTTCGGCTGTGCCGACGCTACGCAAGCCGTCGGGTTCGCGCGGCTTCTCTGGCAAAAGCGCTCGGGCCTTCGCAAAACCGCGACATTCGAAACCGAATTGGAGGGCTTGATTCCGCGCCTGGGGGATCGCATCGGCATTGCCACGCAATTGCCCCGCTGGGCCCGCGCGGGCGTTGTGTCGGGCCTCGTGGACGCCTGGGGGCAAGTGCTAAGGCTCGACGCCCCGGTCGACTGGTCGGCGCCCGAGGGCGGCTATTTCGTCGTCTTGCGCGATCAATACGGCGAGCCGTCGAACCCGATCGCGATCACGCCCGGGCAATCGCCCTACGAAATCCGGCTGGCAACGCTGCCGCCGTTTCCGGTCTATGGCACGGGGAGCCAGGAGCCGACGCATTACGCGCTCGGAACCGCCATCGAGACGGTCGCCGATTTCACCGTCGCCAATGTCGAGCATCGCGGCGGCGCCGCCGTCGCGGTTGAAGCGCTGATCTATGACCCGGCGGTTTTCGCGAACACGCTGCCTTGGCTGGTCAACCCGATATGAACCGCATCTTTGCCCCGCTCAAAGCGACCGAGCCCGCCCCCCGGCTCGTGCCGCCGACGTTCACCGACAACTTGCCCGTTTATCCGTCGGCCTTCGTCATCGCCGACCGCTCGCCCTATTCGTATAAAGTCGATATGGGCCTGTTGCGCAGCGAATTTGCCGCCGGCAACGCCCGGCAACGCCGCGCTTACGATGTCATGCCGCATATGCTCGCGCTGTCGTTTCATATGCGCGTCGAACAACTGTTCGCCTGGCAAGAATGGATCAACGCGAACGGCTTTGGCTGGTTTCATTGCCCGGTCTCGACGGCATATGCGGGCGAACCGCCCGACCCGGCAACGATCCGCTACGAAATTTTGCGCTTCGCCAGCGACCTCGACATTGCCGCCGACGGCTGGGATTGGTTTGCGATCGGCGTTGCCGCCGAGCTGTCGAACGACGCGCAGACCACCGCGCCGCCGATCGGCGCGGGCGGCTGGATTGTCGGCGGCGCCCCGTCGACGCCGTCGCCCGACACCTTCACCGCCGGCACGCCCGCCGCGCCCGCGCCCGATTGGGTTTTGGCGGGCACGCCGCAAGTGCCATCGACCTACTAGGAGCTGAAGCCATGACCGACACGCTCGCGAGGATGCGCCAAATCGTCGGCACGACGGCCGATTGGGCTGCGCAGGACTTGACGCTCGGCGCCGGCGAAGTCGCGCTAGAGCGCGTCACCGGCGGCGGCGTCAAAGCCCGCATTGGTGATGGCACGAAACCGTTTTCGCAATGCCCGTACCTGGGCGGCGCGCTCGACTTGGCGATGGCCGATGCGCGCTATGTGCAGGAAAGCGAAACCTTCGCGACCGGCGGCGCCTCGGCGGCGAACATGTGGCCCCGGCTCGACGGCACCGGCAAGCTCGACGTCTCGCTCGTCGCGATCCCGCCCGCGCTCAAATATCAAGGCGTCGTCAACCCGACGCTCGGGCCACCGGCCGGCGCGTCGACGGGCGACCTTTACATTTGCGACAATGGCGGCGTTGTCGACGCCTCATGGGGCGCGCCCGCCGCCGGCCAAACCGTCGCGGCCGGCGACTGGCTCGTGCTCAACTCAAACACGCAATGGCAAGTCGTGCCGATGACGGTCGGCATCGTGTCCGAAGCGCCGGCCGACGGCAACATCTACGGCCGCAAAGATGGCGGATGGGCCGATCTGGCAACCGATCCCGGCGGCTTTGTCAAAAAGAGCGGCGACACGATGACGGGCAACCTCGGTATTGGCAGGGCGCCAACGGCGCTGTTGGACGTCAAGGGCGGCGACGGCGCATTGCATTTCGGCGTTGCCGGCGACACGACAAGCGTTCGCATTTCCTGCAATAGCAGCGCGGCCGCAATCGAAGCCAACGATGCAACGCTGTTGGGCGCCTACACGGTGCTTTCGCTTGCCGGGAGTCAAGTCGCAATCCACGAGAATGGGACCTTAAGGGCCAATTTCGACGATAATGTGCAATTTTTTGCGCCCGTCTATTTGAACCAATGCAGCATACTTTCGCAATTTGCCGGGGCCGGCCAACAAAGCGAATATCGGCTTTTGAGCAATGGCAATTATGGGTTTCGCGTTCTCAACACGTCGATCGGAACAACGCTCGGGCGGCTGGTTCTGCAAGCATCGACCGACGCTTTTTCGTCAACAACCGGCGTCGGCTTTACCTATAATCCGGTCGCAACTTGCATCAGCCCCGACGCCGACGGGGGCTTGCATTGTGGAATCCCTGGCTATCGCTTCAACGAAGGGCATTTTGCCGGCGGCGTCTATGCGGCGACAGTGGTCGCGCAAAATGCCGGCGAAGGATATATCCAGCTCAATCCGTCGGCCGACCCGAACATTACCGGGCACGTCGCGTTGTTAAATAGTGCGGGCACCCGCCAAGCCTTTATCGGCAACAAAACAGCGGGCGGCCCGATCAATTACGCCAACGAAGCCGGCGGCGGCCATGGTTTCACGGGCGGCGATATTCACACGGATGGCGCTTATTATGGCACGGGTGCGGTTTGCTCGCAGGGTGCAACCGCGATGTATCAACACGACGACCGCGACGGCGCCGCGCAGCCGACCTGGGGTTTCTATGCGCAAACCGGCGTCTGGTATTTGTGGAACGCGACCGATGGCATCAGAATGAAATGCGATCGGCAACGATGGTTGCCGGCCGCCGATGCGCAACAAGAACTTGGCACGGCCGGAATGCGTTGGCTCTCGGTATGGGCATCAAATGGCACCATCCAAACGTCGGACGCGCGCGAAAAGCGCTGGCGCGGGCCGCTCACGGCCGAGGAATTGGCCGCCGCGCGCGAGCTGGTGCGCGAAGTCGGAATCTATCAATGGCTAACGGCATTAGAGGAAAAGGGCGAGGCCGCGCGTTATCACGTCGGCATTCTCGCGCAGAGCGTTGCCGAAGTCATGGCACGGCACGGGCTCGACGCGGCGCGCTATTCGTTCTGGTGCTATGACGAATGGCCCGAGGAACGCCATACCGACCCCGCTGGAAATGAAACCGTCACCCCGGCGGGCAACCGTTATTCGCTGCGCTATAACGATTTGATCCTGTTTCTGATGGCGGCCCAAGAACAACGCCTCGCCGCGCTCGAAATGCCGACGTGAAATGAATGCGGTGCTCTCGATCATGGGCGCCGTCGTGCTGCTATGGCTGCTGATAAGCATTACCGGCGATCGCGGCGGCCGGCGATGAAACGGAGCAAACCGCTATGATCATCACGCTGATTATCGCAATTCTCGTGCTCGCGTTGCTGCTCTATCTGTTGCAGCTCTTGCCGCTCGATCCGACCGCGATGCGAATCCTACAAATCGGCGTCGTCGTCATCGCGCTGCTATGGCTGGTCGCGCAGCTCGGGCTCGCGCATTTTTGAACCGCCTTGCGCGCTCGCGAATTTGTGGCATTCTCGCCGGCAAGGGACCGCGCCCCTCGGGGCGAAAGGCAAGGCAAGGCTTCACCCTATGGCAAAATCGCGTTCTGGCGCCCCTGTCACGCGCAAAAGCGCGCTCGACGTGCCCCCCCCCCCCCTAAAGCCTGGACGCGCTGAAACCGGCCTGAATCGCTTTCCTGACGCACCGCCGCAAATCCTGCGCCTGCCGCGCGACCCGCGCGGCTTCCCGATCCCGGCCTTTGTCGGCTGGCTCGACGGCAAGCGCGACTTTCGCGTTGTTCATGCCGCGACGATCGCGCTTCACACCAAGGAACGGCTTTGCTGGATATGCGGGCGCAAGCTCGCCCGGCTTTCAACCTTCGTCATCGGGCCGATGTGCGCGGTCAATAGGGTTTCGTCCGAACCGCCGTCGCATCTGGATTGCGCGCGCTTCGCCGCCCAAGCCTGCCCGTTTTTGACCGAGCCCCGCGCCGTGCGCAACGATCGCGGCTTGCCCGAGGAACGCGGCGCGCCCGGCGTCATGCTCGAACGCAACCCGGGCGTTACCTTGCTGTGGACTTGCCGCCATTGGTCGCGCAACCGCGAAGGGCTGTTCGAACTCGGCGAGCCGTCGGCGACGCAATGGTTTTGTCGGGGCCGCGCAGCGACGCGCGCCGAAGTGATGGCATCGGTGCAAACCGGCTTGCCGACCTTGCTTGCGATGGCGAAAGCCGATGGGCCAGAAGCCGTCGCGCAGCTCGCGGCGATGACCTGGGCCGCGCAAGAGCTATTCCCGAATTGACCAAACCCCCGCGCTTGACGATGCTCGGCCCGCGCGTCGCGCGCGCCTCGCTCGAAACCGCTCGGGTTCTCACCGTATCGGGCACGCAGCGCCTGCGCGGGCACGCGCTTGCCAAGATCAAGCGACAAGTCGCCAAGCGCTCGGGCGGCTGGTGCGAATGCACCGATTGTCGGCATTCGGGCGCGCCGCTGCCAGCCGAGGAATTTGACCACGACGTGCCGCTATGGGATGGCGGCGGCGACGGCATCGACAACGTTCGCCACCTGAACGGCCTCTGCCACAGGCGGAAAACCGACCGGGAAAACCGGCGGCGCCTGGGGCTCGACGAGGGCATCGGTGGATGACATGACGCGATGGCCCGAGCTGGACGCGACCCCTTCCCCCCCTGTTCGAACGGGCAACGCGAGCCAGCCGAGCCAACGCGCGCGCCGCGTCGTGTCGGGGCGCGCTCAGGCGGCGGGGGGGCGGGCTCGATTGGGCATCGCCCCCTCGCCGTTAC